CCATAAGGTTTCCTACCTCTACCCCATATAAGGCCCTGTAATGGCCGTTTACGCCCTCTGAATAGGCACTCATGCCCAGCCTGTGCGAATGCCCCGCTAAAACCGACTTACCAAACTTCTTAGCCAAATTTAGGGCCGTAATACCTGCGTGCTGGCTCATACTTCCTTCATCACCGTGGCAAAGTACCCAGTCAGGATAGAACTCATAGGCCTTGCGGTGGTAGGTCATACCCATATCGGCAAACCCCATAAAGGCTGGGTATTGCAGTTCAGGTAAGTTGATTAAGCCAGGGACTTTTAGAAGAGTGTTGTATAAGCGATCAGTATGATTGCTGCGGATAATATGCATCTCTGGGCTGTACTCGCCGATATCCCAAAGGATCTGCTTACATAGCTCACGATCAGCGTGTAGGTCCTCACTATAAGCAAGAGGTGTTGATTCACTCCATTTACTAATACTTTGGAAATCAATTTCATCGCCCACCACCAATACTGAGTCGAACTTCTCTCGCCTGGCCAGTTTGATTATATTCTTTACCGCACAGTCCAACTGATACGGTACCTGTAAATCTGAGATTACAAGCCAACGCTTAATCTTCACCCTCTTCAGTAGGATCGATACTAGGTATGATGCCGCCATCACCTATCACCCAGTCGGGCATGGTTGCCCTATCTGATACAAAATACAGCGCACAACTCTCGCTGAAGCCTGCCTTGCGTGCAGCCTTGTAGATCTCGTTCATAGCAATATAGTGCTGGTCTATTTTAGACAAAGGTTCTGGCGACTTGCGTACTACGCGTTTATTTATCTTCTTACGCTTGCGCCTGGTATCAGCCATGCAGCTATTGTCGCTTACACATTAGAGAATATAGATCATCAACACGCTGTTCTAGCCGAGTTAATTGATCCTTCATACTGGACCCACTATTGGGTTTAAGTTCTTGTAAGTAAGACTTAATAACCCAGCGGAGAGCCACTAATAAACTTGTAGAGATGGCGCATACGCCAACGCTTAAAGCGACCCATTCGTTTGCGCTCATTTTTTAGGAGTTGCATAGCCAAATACTCCAGCTAGTAGCGCCCATAGAATTGAACGATAGTCGGCAGCAAAATTAGACGCTGCCCAGGCTGAAAGAAATGCGCCTATTGTTAATATATATGGATTTTTTATATTCATAACTTGCCTCCTAGTAGTGGTATATCAAACGGCTTAGAGTCTTTATCGCCTAACTTTGTAAAACTAATATGTATGTGCTTCGTGTGTTTGTTATAACCCTTGTACTTACGCCATTTAAAGTGAAGTATCTTGCTAGCAATCATCCCGTTGTGGATCACGTAAGATATGCGTTTATCGGATTTAGCGCATTCTCTGATCTGGTCAGCCAAATATATTGAGAGCCCTTCGGATGAATCCAAGCGAGAATCAATATCAATGGCTCGTACACACCCATTTGTGTCTGGATTATGATCGGATGCATTTCCTTTTTTGGCATGACGAGCGTCGCCCAGCCATCCATCAGTGGTAGTCCTACGATCACTGAACCAAAAATCAACCTGATCTCTTAACTGTGTACCTGCAGCGCATAGCCAAGGCTTCATAACTCAAGCTCTGGCATAATCCACTGACAAGTAGCCTCATCAAATCCAATTGCATTAAGAGGCTCTGGTGCAATAAATGCATCTCTTACAGCATCGTATGTGTAACCTACACCTGCATAGTTATATCTAATATTATTATTATATGATGTGCGTTTACAGACTTGACCTCTGAAGTTTCCATACCAAGTTTCAGTATCCAAACCTTCGATAGTTTCAGTTTCATCAATGCCGACTATTACCTCAGTAACAATATTGTTTTTATCTAAGAATGCGTAATGTGCCATTATACCCAACTCACATTTCCAGTGCCAGCAGTAATTGTTGTAATGTTGTAACCACCTGCTACTGATGTTGAACCTGTTAAACCTGCACCAATAGTTATAGTGCCACCTGTATATCTTAAAATTACTATACCTGAACCGCCACCACCGCCAGTTCCACTGCTAGATCTAACACCTGCGCCGCCACCGCCACCGCCAGTATTAGCAGTAGCATTAGTTCCAGCAGCTTGATTACCACCTGCGCCGCCACCGCCAGTACCACCACTACCAGCTACAATGTTATATGCGCCGCCACCACCGCCACCACCATAAGTAACAGAAGATCCTGTAATAGAAGTTGCAACACCATTACCACCATTACCACCAGTACCAGCAGCAGAACCATTTGCGCCAACAGCACTAGCACCGCCACCACCGCCTGCACCACCTGATACTCCATCTGTCCAATTACCAGTACCACCTGCAAAACCCTGATTAGCAGTTCCAGTACCACCTGCAAAACTTCCAGCCGTACCACCGCCACCACCTGAACCGCCATTACCACCTACTGCTCTTGCACCACCAAAACCACCGCCATTTGATGTAATAGTTGAGAAAACAGAGTTTGAGCCAACAGTTCCTGGACCACCAGAGCCGCTAGCTGCTCCACCAGGACCACCTGCACCAACAGTAACTGTGTAATTAGTGCTTGTAGATAAACTCAAAGCAGTTTCTAATGTACCACCGCCACCTGTTGCAGTTACTGTGCAACGCAAACCACCTGCGCCACCGCCACCGCCTTGCACATTCTGACTTCCACCAACTAACTCACCTGCGCCACCGCCACCGCCTGCAACAACTAAATAATCTACAGTGCCGCCAAATGGTACTGATCCACTTGCAGCATATAAACTTGCAGCTATATTACCAATCATTATGCAACGCCACCAACTACATACCATGCATTAGCAGCCGTTTTAATACATACTGCAGATTTATATTGTGCAACAGTTGGAGATGCAGCAACTGCACCAACACTTAATACTGTAGTAGTACCTGGTGTTACTGCACTGATTGTGCAAAGACCTGCACCAATATTTAATACTGTAATTGCTGTGCCTACTGGAAATGCTACAGATGCATCAGTTGGGATCTTAAATGCAATAGCTGTGGCTTTGTTCATTATTTCTAATACCTGATATTGGTCTGCAAGTACAGCTGTGTAATCTACTGTGTTGGCTGTACCTACCGTGAATGAAGTTAAGCCATTAAACATGCCAGAGGTAAGTACATCACCTGTAGATGCTGGAAATCCTGTTGCCATTATATCTCCTTAATAAGATAGTACGTTTTGTCCTAAGACACCGTAATCTACGTTGCCTATTATAAACCCATCAATGACAGGTTCTAGTGTTGTGAAGGTTGTTTTCCAACTATTCGGGGTTATATTCATACGGACACCGAAAATCTGCAGGGTTTTCTCAAGCAAAGATCCACCTGGCTGGGTGGTAATAATGGTTATAGGATCAAAGAAATCTAGGTCTAAGGCTGCAACTACGCCTGTGTCATAGTTGGGCGTGTATAGGTCTAGGACTATGGCATCACATCGGATGGTGGTCTCAGCTCTACTAGCCACATAAGCCTGGGCATAATCTAGGGCTACTGCATCAGTCTGCATAAGTAGGTTGTCTTGAAAGTAACTATGCAGGAAGTATTTATCTATAGATGCCTGATTAAATGCTACCTGTGCTGTCCCACCAGTCCTAGTGATAGTGGCTTTATTAAATATGAGCACATCATTTAATACCCAAGCAGCATCATAATAAACTATGCCTGTGCCGTTATCTGCAAAGACTGTAGGTGTGCCGCCAATAGATCCAACAGTTACAGCTCTATCTTGGAATACAAATGAGCCATAGCCATCTACATATAGTGCGCCATATTCTGAAGTAGTTACGGTAGTTAAAGCTTGAAGTGCTGTTCTGTTAGAAGCTGGATCGTTTTGAAGACTAGTTAAGCCAGTATCTATGTCACGCATACTTTGTGGCCATGAAATAGTATCTAATATTTGATTAACGCGTGTGCCTGATAGATTACCAGCACTAGCACCTGCGACTGTGCTGATCTGTGCTAACTGCGCTAATCTAAATGCATCCACCGCTTCTATAGTTGTTGTAGCCACATCGACAGAAGAATCGTCTGGGTATCTAGTTACAAAACTGGTAATAAATCCCGAGAATACAGGATAGGTGACATTATTAAATGTTGCAGTAATCTGCACTTTTTTCATAGGTGTTAATAAATTGTAATATGGACCGCTTACGTTTTGAGGATTAAAGTCACCATTCTGATCTACAATAGTTAAACTAAGTGATCCTGTCTGAAATTGATCTGATAATGCAGTGCGTCCTCGGTTAGTTTCAATACGATTTATACGATTAGACACATCTACAATTACAGCTGCTGAATCTGCTAATACGTTTGTACCTAAGATGCCTTGGTCAATAATCATAGCCTGAGCGAATGATGGTCCAGTGCTAAAGTTAATTATTGCATTTATTACTGGTACTGCCATTATGGTAATCCGCCATTAGGTGCTGTGTTATAACCACTGCGCCCAGCGACCTGAATGCTTTCTGCCATGAGTTGTGCAAACCTGTCACCAGACGGACTGCTTACAGTTAAATTAACATCTACAGATCTATTGCCAGATTCTCTAGCTCTTTCGGTTGCAATTTGTGACACGTTCATTCCACTATAGCCAGTTGTGCCAACTAATGACACTGCTAGATCTTGGAAGTAACTAGCAGGCAATGAAGTGGCAGGTGAAGGTACTGATACGGTTGTTGAAGGTAATCCAAACTCTGCATTAATTTTTTCTATTTGAGCATTGATTCTATTGATTAAAGATCTAACCTGGACTAAAGCAAACTCTGTAATACTCTTACCAGCTGCCGCGGCCTGCTCGGCAAGTTTTCTTAATGCATCGGCTGCTTCCATCTCTGCCAATATCTTCTTAGCCAAAGCATCGTTATTATCTAAGATTGCTAGTTGTGCCTGAAGACGTAACTTAGTCTCATCATCGGTTGCTTTGCTAAGTGCAGCAGTTAAACCTATGCGTTCTAGGTCAAACTTCTTTTTTAATTCTTCTACGTTCTTATTTTCTAAAGCGTTCTTTTTTGTAATGATACCAAATTCTTCTTTACGTGCTTTGACAAGTGCTTGAGAAGTACGCAGGTCTGGTATGCCTGAATAGCCTCCTACGTTCGGTTTAGCACTAGGATTACTTTTGCCTATATCGTAACCAATTAAGGCTAGCGCTCCACCGATTATCAGTTTTTTAGATCCAAATGCAAGGAAGGCTAATGCTGCTAATAGTTTACCCACGTCGCTATCCGCGAACTTTTTAACTTCGCCTACTAATAAACTTAAGCCTCGAACTGTATCGGCAGTAGCCAGAGCAAACTGATTCATAGAGTCTGTTGCTTCATCTATTGAATTATCTTTAGCCAGAGCGCTTAAAGCATCTATTAAACCTTTACCTATTATCTCTGTAGCGTCAGCAGCAGCTACTTTTAGGCTATCCATTTTGCCAGCGTAAGTATCTAATCTGGCTAAAGCCTGGCCTGCAAATCTTTTTTCCAGTGCGGCCATGATTTTATTCATGTCACCAGTAGCAATTATGTTGGCATCTATACCAGTGTTTAATCCTTTAATAGCCTTTGTTTGCCCTCGGACTCCAGCTGCTATTGCGCTAATTACCGTTTCTAAACTAGCGCCTGTACCAGCACTAACATTTAGTGCAGTTTCTAAAGCCTGTTGACTAAGAGTGACCGAGCCAGTGGCGTTGAGTAAAGTCTGAAAGGCTGGTCGTAACTGATCATCCAATACCTTGTATAAATTCTGTAGGCCTGCAATATAGGTTTCTACTTCGGTTACCCTGAATGCATTGCCTGTGTTTTGTAACTGAACGGCTAACGATTTAGCGGCCTTCTCATCGGTTGCAAAAGCATTCACAGCCTTTTTGCCAAAGGCAACTAATGCTGTTGTAGCAAAAACACGATTAAAAGTCTTGCCTAATTTTTGTGTTTGTTTATCAAAAGCAGATATATCTTTCTGACCTTTTTTAAGAGCCTTACCGTTCCAGGTGGCCGCCGCTGCGACGAATATATTGGCCATTACGCAGCCTTTTTAATTGCTGTTTTGCGTGTGAACTCCACGGCTGTATTGTCTATCGCTTTTAATATAGCTTCATAAACTTTGGTGCTATCTTCGGCCCAAGCTTTGTAAACTAAACGACCCTGCATTTTTCTTCCACCACGGCCAAGTTGCCCAGGTACTCTTTTAGGCTTTGTAACTGGAACTAATTGTGCGATAAATTGTTGGCTGGCAAATGGATTGTTAGATTCATAATCTTCTAATGCTTTACTTTTAGCAGATTTTCTTACATACGTGCCACTACCTTCATGCTTAAATGTAAATGGTGCTCGCCCTTGTGGGTTTAATCTTCCTGCGGTTTCATAAATAGAGCCGCCCCTGCTAACGTTGTAAACATATTGGCTTACTTGCCAGCCATTTTTCAAAACTTTATTTTTGCCAGGATTATAACCGATACCTGCTTTAGCCACGCCGCTATCAAACTTGGGGAATGGTTTATCAACATTAGAAGATAATGGTTTAGACCATCCTGATAACACCTGGCTATTTGATGGCACATAACTTCTAGCTTTATCCGCAACCTGCCTCATCAACGGGTCTATTGCACTGCTAACTCTTATTCTCAGGTCTTCATCAATAAAACTTAAACCATTTATGACATCTTTAACGCCTACGACCTCGACTGGCATTTTTGATCTCCTTGGCTCTATCTGTTAAAACCTGCACAATTGCTGACAACATGTCTGAGTCCATGTTAATAAACTCACTAGGCGCAATCCCAGTCTCTACACTTATAGCAGCCACTGTATAGAGAATGGAATCACGCTGTACTATTTTTTTTCTTCGTCTAATACCTCGACAGTTTC